ATGCTATTGTATCTTGACCTTCAGCGTGTGAGCGGCCTCCGTATGCTATTGTTCCTAATCCTTCTGCGTGTGAAAAAAGTCCTATTGCCTGTGTACTATCTCCTTCGGCGTGTGAGTTTTCTCCTGTTGCTGTATTTCCCAATCCTTGAATAAGAGAGCCTGTTATAGTTTGATTTCCATTAAATTGATTTGAACCAGTTGTTGCAAATCCAAGCGCAACAATTTGAGTTGAACTACTGACAATATTTGTAGGTATGTTAGAGAGTCCAGTATAAGATACTTGACCAGAACTTGATACGATACCACTCGGAACATTACTAAGTCCCGTATACGAGACTTGTGAGGAACTGGAGACTACTCCTGACGGGAGTCCGCTCGGAAGTACATACGATGCACTCGTTGCCCAACTGGCAGTCCCAACCAATGCCCCCGTAAGTACTCCGGTAAATGAACCAGTAAACGATCCCGTATTGACTTGCACAGAACTACTGACCGTGCCTACTGCAACTGGGGCGTATGATGCAGAAATAGAATTATTTGCCCAACTTCCTGTACCTATAAATCTACCAGTAAATGAACCACTGAACGAACCGGTATTAATTTGAACAGAACTGGATACTAATCCAGTTGGTTTATTTGTTATAGCATCCCATGTACTTACGGCACCAGGCACATAACTTGCCGTTAATGCAAATGAACTAGATACTGCATTACTTGCCCAACTGCTTGTTCCTACAAGGTTGCCAACGAATGACCCAGTAAATAAATTGGCTCTAATAGATTGTGATACGGTAAGATTGCCAAAATAGGCATTGGAGGCAGAAATGGTATCATATACAATTGAGCCACCTGCCGCCAATGATTGCGCAATCAGCGCGTAACTAGCCGTGCTTGCATAATCTGCAACGGTAAGATAACTACCAGAGTTATTTGTTACGATGATATCATGGTTATCCACAACAACATTATAGTTGTCTCCAGTATTAACCAATACCTGATATACTTCGCTTGGAGTTACCGTGGAAAGATATTCGCTTCCTTTTTCAATAACAACGGTAATATCCGGTATATCTAGTTTTATATTGTGCATTTATTATCTAGTTACCGTTGGTCTTACTGTTAATCCGCCTTCTAGGATGCGACGAACTACTGGACCTGTTGAGCCACTGGTAATATTAATATCATATACATACTTACGTTGTGTTAGTTGTAGTGTAGATGCAGGATCTAGTTGTATAAATAAACTGCCCGAGGTATATGGAGTTGCCTTTTCAAACGAAAATGTTGCGGCAACTTCATCTGTGGTGTAATTTTCTCGTAATTGGCCGGTGAACGTATAATTGGTAATATCCAATGGAGTATTGTTATTACTACGATTTTGCAATTGTACGAGTATTTTAAATGTTTCACCTTGCCCGACTTGAAAATCTGTAATATCTGCCATATAATTCTCATTATAAAGAATACTCTAGTATAAATATCAAAAAGTATGTTAATAGGGTGGTTTTATATGACTTTATATACAAAATCTCCACAGCGTAATTTGTAACGCCGTGGAGATTCTATATCTATTATTACAACAAGATCAATAATTCAAAACACAATAGTCGGGCTGAATGGTCATTGTAAAGGTTTGTACTTCATCCGTTGACCAATCTAAATCACCAAAATTAACTTCAGTAATTTGTGCACCTTTGATAATCCACTCTTCAACTTTGTCACCCACTGGGCCAAGAATGTTGAGTGTTAAATCCTTCTTGTAGAATTCAAGATATCCGTCACGGCCAGTGACTGATTCATGATGCAGTCTAACCCATTCCATAACGGCTTGAGCGCCAGAAGGGACGATTGGATCATATAATTCCAACTGCATGGAACCCCATGTAGTCTTGCCCTTGACATATCGTTGTACGTTGATATGATCGAGTGACTTAGGATCTTGTTTAATAGTGGGACGTACTGCTTTCTTTACTAAATAAGAAGGAATTCCATCCATGTATAGGATGAAACGATTTTTCATTTTTGGTTCAAATGCTGTAAAGAACAGCTCTTGTTCTGATACTAGGTTTGCCATGTATAATCTCCGAAAGGATATCTAACCATAAATAGTGTTAAAGTTGAATTTGTGGGGGGAGTTTCCTCCCCCCACTATCTCATTACGCGGTTGGGAACGTTGCACCCGTTGGGAGAACATTGAAGTCAAGAATAATGAATTCTGCTGTTCTTGTGGGTTGTAGATAGAGTTGTCCGTAGAGAATATTTCTATCAATCACATCAGGCGTGTTATTTGTTTCATCCATCACCACACGGAATGCGTACAATCCAGAACGTTCTTGTACACTTGCGAGGTATGGGTTGACAATGTTTAAGAAACGATTTCGCGTTGCTTCAACATTCTGTTCGAACACAAGGTATCGTGCCGAACTTGCAATATACTTCTTCACCGCGATTAACAAACGACGGACGTTCACACGGTCAAGTGCTGATGAACGGCGTTGTAGTGTCTTCTGACCCCATACACAGATGCCTTGTCCTGGGAACTGTGCAATTGGGTTAACTTTTCCTTCGTAGAGCGTATCACGACTTGCTTGCGGTAAGCGAACCTTGACACCGACTGCACTTGCAATGCCACCACGATTTAATCCAGCAGGTGCAAACCATTCTGCTGCAACATTGTCGTTGTAAGCATAAATTTCTGGAAGAATCACTGAAGGTGGGACCCAAATTAATTTATTGGTATTGGTATCAATGACTCGTAACCACGGATAGTACGTTGCTGCGTAATTACTATCAATTTCACCCGCCTTTGCTGTTGCTGTTGCTAATGTAGCGGTTAATCCCGTAGTATCCATGATGTAGAATGCGTCTCCACGGTCTTCGCACAAGGTTAATGCAGAATCTGCAACATATGAATGATACTCATAGATAACGCCAGGAAGTATTAATAAGTTAAAATCAAACTGGTCAGGATTACTGATTGCGTTTAATGCTTTCTTGTAGGATACCGACCCTGCCGACACCGAAGTTGATAAGTTAAATCCTTGACTATTGGTTGCAACAATGTCACCGCCCATATTAATGTCACGTGCAGGATTTAATCCATCAAATCCGCCTTGGAAGGCCACCGAGAATTTACGATAGATGAAACTATCTGCATCTGTCAGTGAGATTGCCTTTGCTACTGCTCCATTCGGCACGTCCACGATGTTTTCAAGATTGAATGCCGTTCCAACATTGATTGAACCCGATGGAATTGGTCCAAGATATGAATTGTTGGTTTCGTTTCCAGCATCAAAATTCCAACCATAAAAATACTTCTTGTCGATTGATTGGGTAGTATATCCTTCAACTCCACCGTCAAGCCAACGACTTGTTACATAATCGGGAGCCGTTAATTCTGTTGATGCTGCAGAAATAGTTGATTCATATGCCGCAAATCCAAACGGAAGTGCAGTTTCTGGAATCTGTGCGTCTGTCATTTCTACCCAAATATACTGCGAATTATTTGGGAAATCACCTTGATAATACATTTCACCCGTTACCGTATCTTCAGTTGGTGCACTGTTACCAATGACCCGTGCAATATACTGTGGGCTATCTGGGTCAAGATTTACATTGTCAAACTGTTCTAATATTTCCGAACGTGCGTCCGTGTCATCATAACGACGAACGAACATGGTAAAGGTACCAAAATTATATTCAACATCTCCACTGGCCTTCATGTTTGCAAATGATACTTTAATTTCTTTGTTTGCAGAATTGCCGTCACTGAGTGTGTGAATCTTGAATAGGTCTAATTTAGTTCCACCCAACGTTTGCGATTGAATATACGGTGTGTGAGCGTGGTAGTAATTACCATATGTTGAGCCATCAAAATTTAACGCAGTACTTGATGTTACTGCTTGGAATGTAATACTAGTTCCTAGTGACGCAGTTACTGCTTCAGGGAAAATTGCATAGATATATGAATTTTGTGTTGTACTTGGCGTCGATGCAAAGAAATCTTGGAATGCATTGGAAGTTCCTTCGGTTGGACTCAGTGAACTTGCACTAATATTAGTGCCACCGGATGCAGATACCACTAAACTAAAACTACTCGTAGTTCCTGCTGCTACTGCGTTTGTAAGTGTATTTCCTGTACTGCTTGGATGTAATACTGCGTATACCTTTCTACCAGCCGACCCCGTAGCATAAATTACTACCGATTTTGTAGTAGTCGGGTCATATCCAGTAGTTCCTAATACACGAACGATGGTTGCTACACCAGATTCACGGAGATAATTTTTTGCAGACAATCCCGTGTAATGGTTAGTATCTGCTTCACCAAATCTGGTAACATATTCTTGTTGACCACGCACGATGGTCGGTATAAACGCCGGACCTTTTGGTGTCGGTCCAATAAATGCCGCCCCAATTTCACTAATACCTTGAGTTAGGAAACTTAGATCCTTTTCTCTGGTAAATACGCCAGGGGAAACAATTCTTTCATTTGCCATACGAATCCTCCAAATGGGTTATATTATTCTGATACTTCCCCGGTTTCCATATCTATGTTACCAGTTCCATATGTCTGTTGCAACTTCTCAAATAAAACCCTTTCTTTTTCTTTGAAATCCATAAACGCAGATTGCTGCGCATTAATATCTGTAGAAATACTATCTAACTGTGTTTGTATTAAAAATTTATTGAGCGTGAGTTCTCCAATTGAAACAACAATTTCAAGTAGTGATTCCCGCATTTTTTGAATTTCTGCTAATTCTGCCTCAGTAACTTTTTTCATATCTACCTCATTTTACAAAACGGTTATATATCATACATATATAATTTCGTATCGAAACTTATGTAATCTAATTAATAAATATCATTCATTATTCCCAAAGTTATTATTATACATTATTCGTAAGAATTTCTGTGTCAAATACCACTTTTTTTGGAGAATATTGTAATCGAGTCGTTGCGGTTCTATTACCGTTTTTGTCCAACGCACTCTGTGGAAGAATATATGCCTTTACGTCAATTGAAAATTTATTACGCACCAATCTATCATTTGCCGCAGGAAGGTCCGTTAGTTGTTCAAACTGAGAAATTTTGGTAACAAACTTATAGTTATTTGCTTCCCCCCAATATTCATCACTTTCAAATGAAATATTTTCTACAACACCATTCATTTGTTCCATGTATTCCGTCCAAATCATTGCTTCATAGGTAAAATCATAATAATCGGGAATCATCGTCGTATGGTAAATTTGACTTGGGGTAATACCATTTTGTGCCGTAAATCTATCGTAAATGTTTCTAGAATTCCATCCCGCTTTAAACGTATATTGTTGATATTTGTTCGTCGGTGATGCGATGGAATTTCGTTTCATGGTCGTGCGTTTAATCATAATAATAGGTAATAGAATTTTTCCGTTCTTATCACGTAGATTACCATCTTGCTGTGCACTCTTCCATCGTTCTGGATTTCCGTAAATTACAGGAATTTGAATTTGTTTACCATCTTGCGTTATTACAGGTTTAATTTTTGTCTGTAAGTATTTTAGGATGGCGTTGTCTACCGTATATAACCCCACAGACACGGGTGAACTGACGCCTGTGACATGTTTGTTATCCATACCACGGTTATACCGTGTTGGCATTGTAATACGGTTTCTGTCGAATGTAGGCGTACTCATGTGTGGGTGTCCTCAATATTAAGACTACTTCTACGCGTCAAATGTGCTTCACAAATAATATTATTATTATATTCAGGTCTTGCCGCAACTAGTTGAGTTTCGTTAATATTATCAATTTCATAATAATTTTCGTTATATTTGATAATGTCACCGATGTCTGGATATACATCCACATCTTGTAGTAATTTTCTTACAAATCTAAATTCTACGCCGGGTTGGGTGGCATCATATCCAAATCCTTCTGACCCAGGTTGCGCTTTGGGATATTTTATTAATGCATTTAAACTAATACCACGATACCGTGCTTTACTAATAGATTCTCCGTAAATATTCACATTGGCAATATCTTGAATAATTTTATATAATACGACTTCTACATCAACAACATCAACAACAACTTCTCGGTTGATGTGTTGGAAAAATAAAAAGTCGCGTTCGGTGACAAATCGTGGCATATATTATAAGATGTAAAAAGGCACTGGAATATACTTAAACATTGCTTGCATTGCTTCTGCATTTTCCATATGCTTTTTCATCTGTGCTTGGTGACCCGTTTGTTCTAAGGTTTCCCGAATTTCTTTGATTAAGTTATCCTTTTCCTGTGCAGATTCTCTACGTAGTGCATCACCGTCCATTCGTATTTGTGCGTCAGGTATTGGAATGTTTTCATATTTAGAACGAATATTACCCAACACTTCTTTTGCTAAGGCAAGGGTGTAACGATATACCCAATTTCTTCCAATACTATTGATATTTTTGTACTGAATGTTGTCATACGGAATATTAGAGAGGTCAGACACCGTGCTGTTTTCTGATCCCGATTGTAATAATGCATTTCCACTTTGTTTATCATTAACCACCACATAATCAAACCAGATGGTTGTTGCTTCAGTAAAAATTGGCGTGAATCGTATGATATTATTGGATACCATGAAACTATATTGGCTTTTACGAATCATATCATTAATTTCGATTGCTTGAATACGGAGTAGGTCTTCGAACGCAGGCATCATGACGAACGTTACCGGTGGAGAATATCCGTCAAATCCAAACTCACTCATGAGGTTGGTGAGTCCAAGACCCGTGGTTGCAAATGGGTCATAATATCGTGCAATTGCCGGGGGCATCTGATGATAAATACGACGAATTTCAATTGCCGACCCGCTTTCGTATGGGTCTGCCCATAATTTTTTGAGGTCATACGATTGCGTATACGCAGAGGCAGTAACAAATCCTTTTTTTACCGTCACACTTCCACCACTTTCTGCTTCGGTCCCATATTGTGCAGACAATTTTACCAGTTGTGGTAATGGAGTCGATAGAATATTTCGTTGGGTAATATTTGTCGATGTACTCATGCCTTGTAATGAGAGCATGTGTTCCCGAGCATTAAATTGGTTAACTTGATTACTATAGGTGGTAATAGCTTCTTCTAAGCACGTATATAATTGTCGATGGGTAAGTTCCACATCTACGACAGGATATCCCAATCGTCTTGCTACAAAGGAAGCAACTTGCGGAGCTTCTGTTTGAAACTCTGGGTCGCTATCATAAAACCCAAACGCCGTTAAATTATAGGGATTGACGGGGGATTCTTCAAAAATAATCGGTTCACGATTCTGCATACAAGCCCTCTATTAGAGTCATATACTATAAATATCAAAATAGTTTATATAACCATAACTTTATAACAATAAAAAGGGGTGACCTTTCGGCCACCCCCATTTATCACTATTGTTACCAAGTTACATCTTAGACGAGATTGAGCTTGTCGATGTAGATCTTGCCGAAGAATTCCGGGCGAACCACTTTCTTCGCGTAACGTGTCATCACGCCACGACGAGGTGTGAAGTTCTGCGGATCGTACACAAGTGGTGTCATGATTAATGGAATGTATGGTGCGTACACTGCACCCGTTTCCAAGAATTGGTTGCCACGGAAGCCCATCAACATCACGTTTTCTGTCATGTATGGGTTCTTGTATACGGTGAAACGGTTCTGGAAAGAACCAATCTTCGTTACACCGGCTGCAAATTCCATCTTGTCGCCATCGGTTCCGGCTGCGAAGCCAGGGATGGTTTCAAGAATCGTTGCAACAGTTGGTGACACGACTGCAAAGTTAGCACCGCCACGCATCGTGAGCTGATGAATCTTGTTACTAACCTTCTGCATCTTCTGACCAAGTGTTTGGAACCAGGTCATGTTGGTCCATGCCGTTCCCGTAAAGGAACTTGCGACAAATGCACTTCCGTTCCAGACTGAACCAATTTCTGCTGACCAGAATTCTGTTGTGGTTGATGGTGCAGCGCCAATTAACATATCAAGAATTTCAAGGTCAATTTCCATTGCAACATAGTCACTTAACATTGAAGTGAGTTCTGCTTCAGCGTCCACTGAATGATATGCGTTCAAGTCTTGTGCAAGTTCTGGTGACCATACTGCCTTCAACTTACGTGTCTTGGCAACGATGGTTTCTGAACGAAGTTCCAAATCAATTTCTGGAATGTTGAGGTTTGTTGAGCCGTCACGATCTTCGAAATCGCCACGTGCTGTATCGACAGGTGCCTTTGTGAATGTAACACTGTTAAGTGTCTTCGTTACTAGTACTGATGAACTAACAATGAATGTCACGTTAGTGCCATCATACTTGGTAAATTCTGGTAATAGTAATGCCCCAAAATCAATTACTGATCCACTTAAAGCAAATGAGCGAACTGCTAAGAAATCAGCACTTGGTAATGCTGTTCCAGCAACCGTATATTTACTTAGACTTCCTGTTGCTACGTAATCTTGATTGTAATTTACATCGGAAAATGATGCAGATGCTGGTACAATTGCTAATGACGATGTAATTTGATCATTCAATGAATAACCAAAACGACCTGCACCATATAAACCACCCGTGTTCGTGTTACCAAATCCACCGAACGTTGACGATGCCGCGGCGCCATAAAGTGATTGTCCTGACGTTTGACCGTTTGACGTTGAACCATACTTGAAGTCCATGTAGAACACAAGTCCTGCTGGAAGGTTCATTGGTTGTACAGACACGAAGTTCTTTGCGGCAATTGAACCAAAGACCTTACGGACTAAGGGAAGTGCAACACCGGCCCAGTTTTCACCACTGGTTCCAGCTGAGTTCGTCTTACTGTTTTCCGAGAGAAGCTGTGTTGCTTGGTTTTCAAGCATCACGGACATAGCCTGCTTTTCATAGCCCTTCAATCCTTCTAGGAGGCCTGAGCCTTCCCACTTTCCTGCTAATTTACGGGTTTGTTCGATAACGTGCTTGTGTGCACTACCCGCTTCGTTGATAAATTCTGATACATCTGACATAATTTATATCTCCTTAAAATTAAATGATTCCTGCAAGTTCTTGTAATCTTTTTGCTACCGTGTTTTCCACGATGACTTGCGACTTTGGAGCCGTACTTGGGACTGCCTTAGAGGCTAATCCTTCAGTAACAACTTTCTTACGTGATGCGTTGAATGTCTTCACTGCTGCAGAAAGATTTTCAACTAATGTCGTATAAACAATCTTAACTTCACGAACGGTGGTTGCACGGTCAAATGATTCAACAATGCGAACTTTCTGTTCGTTGGTTAAACTATTTTTATGGAACATTTTGTTGGTGAAGAGTAACTTTGCATTGAGTAAGTTAACTTCTTGTAAACGGCCACGGAGAATGTTCACTGCTTCTCTGTATTGTGCCATTTCGCCCTTGAGTCTCGCAAGTTTATCAGCCATTGCCGTTTTTTCATCGTGAGCAACTTTTTCATCGCCCATTTCTGCATCGTCGGCTTCAAGTTCTGCAAGAATTTCTTCAAGATCAATTTCTTCGTCATCACCTTCTTCGGCACTCATTGGTGCGTCCATCGGTACTTCACCTTCTGTCTTTGCCTTACCAATTGCGGACGAATCTGAAGGTACTTCTGAGCCTTCTTCGCCAGCTGGTTCACTTTTTGGATATTCACCCTTTTCGTCATCGGCTTCTTTGTGTGAAAGTGCGGCAATATCTTCTTCTAATTCACGAATTACTTCGTCGAGGTCAAAATCACTTTCTGACCAATCATCGTACCAATCCGTTGAACTATCTGTGTTTGCTTCTGGTCCATGCCCAACATCTGATGTGTCGAATGCATCTGCCGATGGTTCCTTGTTATCTGATGAACCAATTGCCGATGTATTAGCAGGGAATTCTTTTCCACCGCCAACTTTTTCACCATCCTGCCACGGCTTTTCTGATGCTACTTCTTTCTTGACATCACCACTGGCCTTTGTTGCAACTGCCTGTTTCATCGGCTCTTCAGTATCACCGTCCTTGTCCGCATCAAGAAAGTCTGGCTTTGCACTTTCTTCGACTTCATCTTCGTCGTTAGCCATATCGGCTTCGACACGAAGACGGCGTGAAATCATATCACGAATCTGCGGGGTAATTGCTTCTTCTAAAACCAATTTTGCATTTGCTACAGCAGTTTCACGAACTGCTTCTGCATCGGCAATAGCTTGTTTTAAAAGCTTGTTAGTAATCTGTGTCATAAAATTAAACTCCTGAAAGGAATAAAACAGATATTTTATCTGTTATTGAATATTAAATTTACCACCAATATTAGAGATTAGTGTTTACTATTATATAAATATAATGTTTTTTTCTAAAACGTTAATTATCGTATTGTTTTTGTCGTGCAACTCTTTTTTCTTCACGCTTTTTACGACGAAATGCTTCTTGCCGTTTGAATATTTTCTTTTTTGATGGTTTTAGATAGTGTTCTCTATTACGAAGTTCCTGCAATAGTTCTGATTTCTTCACCATCTTAGTAAATACTTTTAACGCTTTGTTGAGTTCATCTTTCCCATCTTTTACAATAACTTCCATACTGCCTCCATTAACTGTTTTGTTTTGGAACTAATCGTCCATTTTGTGATGTGTGTGTTACTTTTTTATTCTTGCCGTACCGACCAAATCCTAAATAATCTAGTCCCAATTGCTGTGCTTGTTTTGCAATTTCACCGTCTTCTGCGGCTTGTTTTGTTGCAATCGGGGCAGACGGCGTGGTTGATGGTTTATCTGGTTCAGGATGTTCTTTTGCTTGATGTACTAGTATTTTTGCATCGGGAAATTCCGTTCTCAATGCTTTTACTGCTTGTACATTTTTCGGAGAATCATCAATAAAGGCAACCTTATCATACCCATCCTTCATATGTTTTCTAATATATGCCGCTTTCTTTTCTGGATTTGCATCACCCAATGCCGCAATAGATACCCCAGATGTAATTCCGTGCATCTTTAAAAATTGTGCAACGGGACGAGTATGACCTCGTGCGGTTAATACAACAATTTTATCCGCTCTACCAACTGCTTGTTGTAATAATTTGACAAATCGTTGGATTGGTTTTGGGTTAATTAATTTATCAAATTCGGAGAAATCAAATTGGTCACCCGGCTGTTCATCGTATACAGCAAATGCAGCGGGGTCCATTTCAATTCGGTTTCCCTTACGAGTAAGAAAGATTTTAGAGTCAGTTTGTGCCAATGTGTCATCAAAATCACTGACGAATAATGTTTTACCCATAGATTAGTAGGTTAAAACTTTATAAGATACGGCAACCATCTCATTTAATGAACTTTGTAATAATGTATTTTTATTTTGTTCATTTAACTTATTCATCACAGTTACCAACATTTGTGCCGTAAATACATCAACGGTTTGCCCTTTTACTTGTCCCGAAATTTTTGTCGTTGCAATTTCTCGTAATGTTTCTTCGGTGTATGCGGGGGAATGCAGAATGGTATGCAATATTTCTTTGAGATTGTCATGTGGTGTAGATGCATATTTTTTTGCATCTGCGGGTGATATACTCTTTGCAATTTTTTTAATTTGTGCACTTACTTTGCCAGCAGGTATTTTTCCCGTTTGGTAGGCATGTACAATGCCAAATAGTCGTTGTTGAGATTTGCTGGTTGACGGCATGTTATTTCACTTCACTTAAAAAGTCGTGAACTAATTTATTAATATTGTCATATGGTGCCGCAACTTGCTGCATCACATTTTCGGTGATGAATGCACCAATTGTTGATGGATTACTCACAATATCAAAACAAATTAAAGCAAAGTCTTCTTGGACTTCTACCGTATTTTCACTCATTTGTTTGACTGAACCCATACCACGGGAACTGACGCCGAGTTTTATATTATTACGAATTAATTCCCGAACGATATTTCCCGTTGGAGTCGTCAAAATTTCAATATCACCACGAACGTCATCACCGTCCGTCCATAGTCCTACAATGTTACAACAGACATTTTTCAGATTGACTACGGGACTTTCTGGGTGATCTAATTCACCCAGTGCCCGTCGTTGATTAACAAAATTTTGTTTATATACACTTGCTTCACGCATTAAAATTTCTTTAGGATAGACTCGTCCATTTTGATTTTTTGCGTTTGCTCGTTGTAATACGACATTACGAAGAACCAGTGGTTTATTACTGTCCAACGCTTCCGTTAAAAGTTCTTTATTATAATGAAGCTCTGTGTATTCACATAGTAATGCCATATTAATTTCTCATATCGCGCAAACGTGCCGCTAGTTCAGTAAGTTTACCTTCTAATTTTACCATCTGAGTCGTGGTGCGTTTCCATAACTTGTCATTGGACAACCCCGATTCTTTCTTTAATCGGCTGTTCATTTTTAAGGCCCGTTCCACTAACTTTAATTGTTTATTTAATTCAGACATTGCTTGACCAATTTTTTGATGGGGTTGGCGAGTTGCATCATTACGATACGAATAATAATTCTCTTGAAGAGTTTTTACACCTTCTTGAATTGCAGCAAATCGTTCTTGGAGTTTATCACCTGGCTTGGTGTCTTCTGCACCACGTTTAGTTAACGAATATCCAATAGATTTTGCCATTTGTTTGATACGATTTGTATTACCGTGCTTATCCCCGACAAATGCATTCGGTGTTAAATATCCCGCCACATTGGCCGTGGTGCTTATTTCGTTTAATGCCTCACGGATGCATTTTCGAATGATTTCACGCAATCTTTCTTCAGTATTCATGTCTTATCTCAGTGAATCAAGTTCGTGTGAAATCTGATATGCAATCAATAATGCCGTAATGTAATTATCCTTTACTTGATTCTTTTGTTGAATCTGTTGTAATTGATGTACCACTTCATTAATTTTAATTTTCGTAACATTGTCCGTAATTTTATTTACATTCTTTTTGATGTGCTGAATTAAATTAGTGGCTTCTGTAGACACATAGGTACCAAATTTTTCAATGTTAGTGCCATTATTAATGTACTCACGAAGTAAATTCTTTTGCTTATCACTGAAATTACTATATTTTTCATTGAAACTTTCTAATAAAAATTTATAGGACAGATAACGAATTTCTTCGGGTTGATCTTTTAACATTGCCGAATAATTTGATTCTTTGACAATCTGTTCTTCTTTGAGTTCACCCTTTAGATGTTCCACAATCACAAACCGTGCAGCAACCATTTCGTCAATTTGCATGAATACCGATTCGTCAATATTTGACGCACTGGTTGTTTCAAACAATTTGTAAATGGATGCGTGAACTTTATAGGAAGGAACTCGACCAGACATAAATTGTTTCAAATCACAATTCTGTTTAATTTCTCGGATCAATAGAAATTTTTGTGCATTTAGTAATTTTTCATTTAATGATGCCCGTCGTTGTAATACGACATCTAACATATTAAATGCTTTACCTTCGGAAAGTTTCGGAGCATTAAAAAAAGAACGATAGAGTTGCAATTCTTTTCCTAGTTCCGATTTTGAGTGGAAGTGTTCACGCATCATTTTGACTGCAAAACTATCTGGTTTGCCGTCGAGAACATCTGCGGCAACTTTTCTAACTAATAGTTCAAAAAGAATGCCCGTGTTCTTAATTTTGTTATGCCGTATATTCATATGTTATCCGTATTAAGACGAGTAAACAACCACCATATATAAGTAAATATAATCAAAATATATTAATCCTCTACTTTATCGTCAGATGACAACTGTTCTACGATAATTTGTTTGTATTTACTGGTATTTTTGATTTGTAATTTATCTAAGAAATGTTTTGCTTCTAACGATAAGGTAGAACGTTTATAACGTTTGGTATTTTCTTTATGTCCTAATGGGTCACGGCCAAGCGGATGTGCGTCAGTGCCAAATTTTAATCCTTCTCTTGGACGACCACCTTTATTTTTCATAAGTGCTTCTTCCAACTCTTCATCTACTTCTTCGTCACCTTCTAACGTGTCAAGACTCTGTAATATTTGGTCCACATCGTCTATTTGCGTTTCTTGGTCATCCGCACTAGCGTCACCTTCCGGTGGAGCTTCCCCTTCTGGCGGCGCCCCTCCTTCTGGCGGCATTCCACCCATTGGCGGTTCTTGCGGTTGTGCCATTGCTTGTTGTTCTTGTTGACGTTTTACATCTTCGATAATTTTCTTCCGTTCTTCAGCAATTTCATCATCTGATAATTCAAGAATGTGATTGTATACCCAATCTTGTGACAGTAGAATTGTTTGTCCGCCTGTCATTTGTTGCGCTAATCCAAACTTTTCTTTCCAGATATTAATTTTTTCTTGTTCGTATAACGTAGAAGGATTCGTTAACGATAATTCAAAATTGACAAGTTTTTCATCTGTAAATCCTTGAACATACAAATGAATGATGGCAATCTTGGTGAGTTCCGATATCATAATGCGTTGAATGCGCTCGATGGTTCGTGCAAATCGCACATCTTGTGCTGCCAAGGTTGCTTTTCCGTTAATATCTTCTTCGTATCCAATAAAGGACTTGGGAACTTTAAATGCTGCAAGTAATTTTTTACGGAGATATTCAATGTCTTCAATTGCGTTAAATTGTAGACCCTGCATGGTTTCAATTTCCGTTCCACTATCCTTCCCACGTACTGGGAGATAGAAATCTTCGGTGATATTCATCATGTTATACCGGAGATTATAATCACCCGTTTTTGGGTCCACCAATGGTGTTTTCTTAGACCGGTCAATGATACGATTCATATATGTATCAACTTCGGCAGGTGGAATATTACCAATATCAATTTTAAATTTTCGTTTGTCGGGTGCTCTCATGATACGATGAATTAACATTGCATCTTCCATCAATTGTAATTGCTTCCATGTTCTCCGACCACCTTCAATCATGGCTTTTCCATATGGAAGGAAGTTTGTATCTGACAATAAACGAAAATGTGCAATTTCATAGTTATCAAAATCTTTTTTGCCTAATTGCAAGAAGTCAGTGTCAATGGAAAATCTTACGGAGAATGGATTACCCGGTTGTTCACCTTCTACACGAATAGTTTCATAGACAGATAATGGAACGGCATTAACGATACCATATTCTGGGTCAATGTCGAGATATAAAAATAAATCTCCATATTTTGCCATGTTTCGAACCCACGGCCAGAGATTAAATTCTACGTTGAGAATATCGTAAAATAAATTGTGGAGAATTTCTTGAACTTGAGTATCATCGGTTTTAATCGAGAGAATACGGTCAAATTCATCTTTTACGGTACTTTCATCTGCATAAATGTCAAGCACTGACGCAATAATAGGATCATTGTCCATCATGTCATAATCGCGGAACAACTGTAATCGTGCTCCTTGAAAAGATGCGGCTGCTTCATATCGTCCGTGTGATGACCCATACCCACCAGTGGCAGAATTATATACACGATGATACCGATCAACACCTCGTCTGTTAACAAACGATTGAATTTGATCCGTATCTGCAATACGAAGTTTTTTTCCACCCACATTTCGTACAATTGTGTTCGTGGAAAAAAGTTTCTTTAGTCTACCAAAAATTCCATTGTTACTAGTATCTGCCATATCTCCTCACTTAATAGTTACAGGCTTCGTCTAATGCTTTTAGTAGTGGTCTAAAATCCACATCCTTCTGGGATTCTGAAATTTTCACTACTTCATTGCGTAATTCGTTAAGTTTTACATAGGTTGCTGCAATTAATAACTGCCATTCGTTCATATTAAACTTCGTATACGGTAACGAATTTAAATTTGTTGCCATCATACTTACTTCTGCAAAGGTTTCCATCAATGTTTTTGCATGCGGTGCAGATATGCAACATGTTACCTTTTCTAATAATGCCGTTAATCGCATTAAATTAATTCTATTTTCTACATTCTCACGAAGTATTGATTTCAATGAAAGTGACATGTTATTTCTCCTTGTTGAGTTGCTTCCGAGTTTTTTTCACATCGGCTGGTTTTGGTGCGCCATTAATATATCCGCCAGGAAGCGATAATCCAATTCCTCCCGTTGGTGCACCACCTGCGGGGGCACCATCTTCCTTTACTGTTGATTGTTCCACATATTTCTTTAGTAAACTATAATATTTTGGATTTTCTCGGAGATGTGCTGCAGCAATCATTGCAGTTTTTACTAAACTTCCTTCCGTTACATCTTGATGTTCCAATTCAACATTCATGCCCATATAAAATTCAGCAGGATTAAAATCATATCCCATATTTTTATATACACGCATTGCTTCTTCCTTACCTATATAAGTATCACCACTTATGTAGGGAGTTTCTTTTTTTGGTACATCAACTTCATGTATTAGATGTATTAATTGCGTTAGCCTAATCATATTACGGGCGTGACGGATACATTCCTTGTGTGCAAATAATCCAATGTAAATTTGCCGCCGGTGCTTCTAATTTTGGCAATGCAAATGTTGAATGTCCGTCTCCACCGAATTGAGTGCCTAATAAACTAAACAGTGCTGCGTTTTGACTAACTTGTAGTGTCATGCCGTTACAAGGAAGCCATCCCTGTGGTGCCCAATTAAATGGGACTAATAATAAACTACCTAAAATTGCATCCATAAAAATCTCCTGTTAAATTACTTATTTCGTACTAGTATAAATGTGCTTGTTGAGTGATATATTCGGTCAGTAAATTGTGAAGTCTGATTATATTTTCATCTGTTGTTCAATGTAGAACCCTGCCAACGGACCTCTTTTAATTGTCTTAGGACCATTACATATCTTCCAAGCAAGAGTACTGTAATTCCAACCATGTTGCTCACACACAGATTTAAAATTAACTGCATTTACCATTAAGGTTTCTCCAGAAGCAGTAATAATTTTATAAATATATTTTTCATGTTTTGACTTTGCACCGCTATGACCACCCGCTACATGCCATTCTCTAACCCTTCCCTGTTCTTTCAACTTATCCCTAAAAGATTTTGCGCCAATTTTACCTGCCATAGATTGATGGGTTTTTAGTTCTTCCCTAGTCAATCCAGACAAATAATGTTTACCACCCACGCACATATTATACGAATTTTCATCTTTTACTACATCTTCATTTACATATTTCTTTTCAAGTTCCCACAATTCTGGACTAGAGTTTGCTTCATCCAATATTTCTTTTATAAAATTTTCACGACCATATTTACGAATAGCGTTTTTAATCCACAATCCGCTACCCATATATCCGTCATTTACATTGTCTGTAGAGTGTCGGCCAATATAATATTTGTCATTTATAGTGTTAGTAATTTTATAAATAATGTGTTTCATTACCAAGCTCTGCACGACCAATATCTTGCACTGGTTCTGTCCTTTGCAGTGTGACATTTATGTCGTGCCCGAAAACTTTTACGACGGGCAGGATTGCTCTTTTTAATTCTCATGTTTGGGTCACCAAAATTTACTTTCTTGACATTTCCAGTACTTGGATCTTTTACAAACACTTTGAATTTTGCTACATCGCCCCGCATTGGTTTACCTAATGAAACTTTACGGCCTTGATATTCTGCTTCCGTAAGCACATTTGCATGTTCTAAAATATATTCTTTGAGACACGCCGAACAATATTCATCATCGTTAAGTTCGTCAACATTTTCGTCGATAGGAACGCAATTAGGAACCATCTTACCACCTTTATCTTTCATTCCTACTTGTTTGTATCCTTCCCAACATGCTTCATTTAATCCCACGGATGGGTCAGTAAACCGTCCCGTTAATGTTTTACTTGGGTCGGCTTTTGGATTAGACACCGCATCATATCTATCGAAGTCTGGTTGAGGTGCCCCAAAGGTATCTCCAGTATACTCACACAATCCATTTGACTCACCTTCATTACATTTTCTCCAACGACCACCTTTACTTTTATAGTTTTTTGCGGCCCATCCATTTGCATAAGCAGATGGATACACATCAAATTTAGATTTTGCCGCAGATTTTGATGCTGACCATTTACCTGGGTCAGTTGGGCAATTCTTTTCTAAAAATAAATTTAATCGTTCTTCTATGTTCATATTTTCCCTTGTTGGTTTAGTAGAAACATATATTGGTTTTTTACCCTGCCCCTTACTATCTTTTCCACCTCTACCTGCTTTATTTTGTGCTGCTCGTTTTCGGTTAGTTGCACTTTCTTTTTCTTTTTTACTCATGCTGGCTGCTTTTGCGGCAGGAACACATTTTGCATAACCTTTCTTTTCTCCCGACGTTCCGCAGGGTGGGTGTTTACCATCGACTTTTTTGCCAATGTTTACCCATTTTTCTTTAAACCACTTATCTAAATCTTCGTCCATATCTCTATTTCAAGAATCTGAGTTTATAAATGGTTGCACTCACCAATCCAGAAATTTCATCCACAGTGTTATTAAGTTCACCGTCTTGTGGAAGTGTTTGCCGAATTGAATCTACAAATTTTTGTAATCCCATAAAATATTTTACGACTGAATCATCTTCAAATATTTGCGTTGGCGTGGTATATCCTTTGATAATACCATATCGTCCTTGTGCCATTTCTGCATAGGAGTCAATAAGGTCTATAATATCATCGTAATATTTATTTAATGCTTTATGAGCAGCAAATGACTGCGTTTGTAGATGAAAAACGTGGGCCTGTGTTCTACTACCCATTAGTGTCGATAAAAACTTGGCAATTTCTTCCATTTATTTTCTCTTACGGGCACGAATACCTTCGTTCAAGTTATCATCGGTTGGCATGGAAGGGTCGGCAGGAGTACCTTCGCCATTACCAATCGTATTTGCTTTATTCTTTTCGTATTGCATATAATTGTATGCTGCATTAATATAATCGGATGCCTTTGTAATTTTACTTTGAATCCATGCTTCCAATTCTTCGTTATCACCCAACATATTATATAATTCACCCGATTGCTTATTTAAACTCATTAATTGAGCCTTAGCCATATATCCTTCACCGTCATCATTCGTATCGGCAGGTGGAGTATCACTATCAACAACATTGTCAGGAGCCTCATCAATTCGACCGGTAATACCTCGCAATGACATATCTATTTCTGATACTGTCTGTTTTTTCATATGTTGTGCATACATTCTTGCCGCAATTTTACGACCAGGGTGTTCTTTTGCATATCCCAACAATGACTTAACCGTTGCTTCGTGTTCCTTGCCCGCATCGTCTTTATATTTTACTGTTTGTTGTAGTAAAGTATCGCGTGTTTGTACAGTTGCTGCCGGTTTTTGTGTTGGTTGTGGACGAAATGTAGTAGCCCTAAACGGTTTCTTTTTAGGTGCAAACGGGTCGTCCATAAATCTATCATCTCGCTGACTATCATATTCTTCTTCGTCTAAACTTTTATTTTTTTGCTTACGAAGTTTTGCTAAATCTTCTCCTTCAATTTCCCCATCTTTATCTACATCCAACTTACTTTGATTACCACTGAGTTCTTCTTCATTGACAGTCCATGATCCCACTGGCGCAGGTCCAATCGGTCGTAATTGCACCAATCCTGTTAAACGTATCATAGTTATTCTCCGCCTTTTAAGGCTATGCTGGATGCCGATGCCCAGAGGTATGATTCCCAATCTGCACCGTGTTTTTTCTTGAATTTTGCTACCACTTTTTTATTTTTTTTCATTTTATTACCGATATCTTTTCTGTTTTCTATTTGTGAATCGGTCATTTCTCGACGAGGAGGAGATTTTCTATTATACGGCTCTGGTACGGATTTTTCGTCCAACTCCTCCATTTCGGCAAAGTATTTATATAATTCTTCTTCAATTATTGCTTCCAATTGACTACGTTTCATAAAAAATCTCCGTAAGATACATACATCTCAATATAAATATAAACAAATTTTACATTACATGAATATTATCCAATCAACCATCGAATATCTTCCGTTTCCGTATTATTACCGACTTGCATTTGATATGGGTCAACTGTTAAATTATTTGGTAAATTACCACGTTTCATGAATGGTGTACTAGAATAATCAGTATGTGTGAGTGCTAATTTGGTTAATTCAATACCTTGCTGTCGTAATCGCAATGCAGTATCACGCACCCACAATCCAATACCTAATGCCATGACCAAATCGTCATTGTATCCACTTAATGCTTCAGCGCGTCCGTTTTTCCAAATGAATGTTTCTAATTCTGCTAACGTGCGTGAAGATCGAATCGTAATTGACGTTTCTCGCATATATTCTTCTAATTTGGCAATGATTAATGGTCGAGTACGTTGAGAAATGACAAATCCTGCCACCAAATTACGTTCACTCTTATAGGATGACTGATGTTCTACGTCGATATACTGCATATCTTTGGACATATAGAATAAATTTCGATATCCACGGTCAATTACTTGCTGTACCGAACTCCATCCAATTGAGCTGTTGTCTGGAATCAATAATGCGTCATTATATTCTGTTGCCAGTGATACCATAAGGTTACCAAACTCTTTGGTGGGAATTTTACCCTTATATTCTGCTACTTGAATAGAACGTTCTGCGTCAATAATATGAATGGTGGAATAATCCTCACCATCACCTCTTGCAACGTCTGCGGCGGCAATATAGGTTCTACCCGCATCAGGATATTCCCATATCCACAGATTTCCGTCAAATCCTTGTTTGGAAATGGGTTCGGTGACATAGGTTTTCTTATAAAACTCTAATATTTGTGGATTGACCACCGTATTACCGGAGAAAATAAAGGATGCATCATGTTCTTGTGAGGATTGCATCTCACCCATCATTTCTGTTTGACGGTCACGCCACGCTTGGTCACGTTCTGGATGAACTTTCCAATCTAATAGAATGGGATTGAAACTATTTGACTTAGTTTCTGCTTGTTGCCACATTTTATGAAAGAAATTACCCACGCCGTTCGGCGTTGATAGTAATATGGCTTTACCACCCGTAGATAGGGTAGACGATGCGGCAGTCCAAATAATATCGGCGTCATCAATGAACGCAGCTTCGTCCAGAATCAATAAGGATAGTGCTTCAGAACGACCCGCATCCTTACTACTTGCTACGGCCTTAATTTGTGACCCATTGGCAAATTGCAATGACAATTTATTATCGGTGGTACACACGCCTCGTAACCATACGGGTAAATTTGCGTGCATAAATCGTACTTTGGTGACAAGATTCTTTGCTGTTTCTTGTTTGGTAGCAATAACAAGAATGTTTTTGTCACGATGAAATAATAATAACCATAGTGCATATCCGGCAACCAATGTAGAAATACCAATCTGTCTACCCTTTAAGACAATATTATTATCGTGGTCGTCAAAATCACGAATGGCATCTTTCTGATACTTGTATAACTCAAATAATACCTTTCCCCGAATAGGATGTTGGATATATGAGTATTTACTGAGAAAGTATTCTGGACTTACCGCACATTTTTTGTATTCTTGTTTGATAAGGTCTTTTAAATTTGGCTGCGTCATAACTGTTTACCGTTTGAGTTCTGCTCCAGCAACTACGCCCAATACAAATCCCGTCACGCCGACTACTGTTCTACTTGGCTTTGGAATAAATCCAAATAATTTGTTTGAATTTGGTGCAGGTTTTGGAAGTGTGCGAAGAATATGTTGTAAACTATCGGCGCGGGTGGAAGAAAGTGCCACTGCACTTTGTAATAATACTGACTGTGCATCTTTTTGTGCAATTATTAATGATTGGTCTACAATAGTTGAGTCTGCTACTACTACTTGCTTCTTAAGATTACCAATAATACTATCCTTATATACAACCACTAACGATGTATCCACAATTAAATTATTAAGGAGAGTGACATGGTTTTCCAGTTCAATTAGATTGGTCCGTAACGTATCTTTCTGAGTGTTCCGATACGCAATGCTAACTGTAAGTTTTTTTACAATTCCATCTTTCTGTGCGTTTTCATCTTGCAATTTTTGCACTTCGTTTTTTAATGAATCAGCAAACGTTGCAGTTTTTTGTGCATTATTTTTAAATTCTGAATATTCAATATTAAACTTTTCTAGTTTACTGTTACCGTCAGACTTACCTAACATAAACGAGATAATAAATATGGCGCCACCAACGATGGCAAGTTTACCCACCGAGTTGAGTGTGCTAAATCCTTTACCAAAATTAAGTAGTGACGCCAATATTTTATCCATATTACTCTCCAGTTTCTACTTCTGTTAGAAATCCATTTAATTCTTCAATATCTTTCATGATATCTGCCTTTACTTTATCAATGTCCACGTGCC